GTCTATAGGTAGGTAAGCACAATTATAAACTCTATTTGGTGATATCTCAATTGGTTTACCGCCGAATTGCATTGACCTCATAGAGGGTAATATTTTTTTATCATAAACTAGTTGGTACACCGTGTTTATTTCATCTTTAAGTTTTGGGTACCTTTTGATGTGCATGTTTTTATTACGTGTAACCAATTCATCCCAGCTCTCTCTTCTTTGTAGTTCTGGTAGGTACTTAGCGTACTTCATGTAGACAGTAATGTCCGATAGAATCTTATTAGATAGTTCCATTTTTATTTATTTTTAAATTTGTTATTAATTTTGTTCAATACTGATTTGTTCAGTACTACTTTGTTCTCTTCTTAATTTAGCTATTTTTAACCGTTCTTTAGTGTTTTCCTCTTTTCTAACCTCAACTTTCTTTTCGTAACCTAAAAAAGTGTCGGAAGTCTCTGTGTCAATATACACCGTACCATTATTAAATGTGCAATCTTCAAAAACAACCCCATCCTTACCGAACCTTGATTTTAGGACAGCTATTGTCGCTCTATTACCCTCTTTTTGTGATAGTGTTCTAGCTACTGACATTATAAAGTGTCCAATCTGAGCCTTCTTTATAGAACCGCCCATTTGGTCTCCTGTTACTACGTCTGAAGATATGGAACTTCTATTCCCTTGTACAGCTGTCCACCCAACCATGTTGTATTCAGTTAACATAGATTCAAAACCTCTCATTACATTACCTTCACCCGACCACTCATCTTTATATATTCTAGATGATTCAACACAGTCAATATAGTCTAACACAATCATGTCAGGTTTAAACCCAGTTGAGATTAGGTGTCTAATGTATGTCTTTATGTGGTTTACTGTAACACCTTCAGATGAAAATTTCCTTAACACTAAATCATTTTCTTTATTGTTTGTTTTTTCTTTTATAACTTCAATGACTTTTTCTTTGTCATCAGATAAAGAATTTAACTCAATACCACTCCAACACGCCGCGTGTTTTCTTTTTATTACATCTGGTCTATCTTCAAAAACAATCTGTAAAACATTATACCCAGCGTTGTAAGCCGTGTTTGCCATTTTAGTTAGTATTGTTGTTTTACCAACACCATATGGTGCTAATACAACACCTAACTCTCCTCTTGATAGTCCACCGTCAGTTAGGTTGTCTATACCACTTATACCCGTAGGTATTGGGTGTCTGAAATCCTCTTCTAGAACTGTGTCCCAACCTTCACTTATAGATGTTCCATCATCTTTTTCAGCTCCAACAGATAAAGCCTCTTTCATGATATCAGCACATTCCTCGTATCTACCAAACTCACCATTATCTATTATTTTAGATATCTTATCGTTTGCTTTTTTGAGTTCTTGTTGTCTACAAAAATTTAAAGACTCTTTTTGTACATATTCCCAATCACTTACCTCTATCTTTTTAATTTCTTTGGTTATTTCAAAGACGTAATCTTGTGTTATTTTATCTTTTATTTCTACCTTTAAAATAGTCTCTAGTGTGTCCCAAGCTGGTACCTTTTCAAATGTTTCAAAATAGTCTTTTACTGTCGCTATAATAAGTCTGAAATATTCATTATCAAAATATTTTGCGTGTACAATGTCTATAACTCTATCAGCAAAATTTCTATTAGCTGGATGTAGTATTTGATTTATAAACTCTGTCTGAAACCTATACCCTAGATAACCTAGAGTTGTAACTTTTTTACTCATATAATTAAGTTTTTGATTTAATAATAAATAGATATTTATAGTGTGATTCCGCTATATTCCACATCAAAATTTTGTAAATAAAATGTTTCTTGTATTTCCTTAATTATAGAGGGGATTAATTTTCTTACATCCACTGAATATCTAACTCTTTGTGGATAAACATTACCCGTAAACCTTTTTTTAATTATAGTTCTTTCGTCCATTTTAATTTCAAAATCAAAAACATCCTCATTGTCATATATATTTTCCACAATAATGTCTTCTTGTAATTGCTTTCTATAAGGGTTATAACTGCTATACATATATTCGTATGTTTTATTTTTTAAATCTTTCTGTATTAATCTAACACACTCTTCAGCACACTCAGTTAAATCAACAGACCTAAGTACCTTTGGGTTAAAATGTTTAACTGAGAAGTACCTTTGACAAATAATATTGCCGTTTATGCTAAGTATAAATTCAAATTTTTTCATTTTTTTTGTTTTTTAAAGTTTATTTTTTCTTTTTTTGCTAGTTTGATAAATGGTTCCATGAAATTTAAGTAACCGTTTTCACCACCTGGTAGAACGTACATGACACCGTCTTCAATCATCATTTTTAAAACATTCTTAGTATCTCTGCCACTTGGGTCTATGGGTAAGTCTATTAAATATTTTACATTATCTGTAGCCTCTTCGGTTAATAAAGGGTTATTTAAGTCTATTATTTTTTTATTTATTTCATAAAGTGGTCCTCTATGTCTACCTCTTGTTTTGCCTTCTATTATATTTGTTAATACCTTAAGTGGTGTTTCCCTTTCTTCTTGTATTTTTTTACTTGACTCAATAATCTCTTCTAACGTAACTTTCCTTTCTTTTAGTTGTGGAAAATGTTTTAATAATGTATTTTCTGTAACACCATCAACACCCTTTATAAAGTCACTTTTACATCCCTCAATAATTTTTATTAACCCAGCATTTGTGTAATAGTGTTGGAAATACCAATGGTAGTTGCCTATACCTACTATCACTTTTTTATCGGCTAAGAAAAGTGTCACCTCTTCATTTATTAACTGACACATATCTCTGTCGTTAGTGTAAACTACAACGTCTTCATTATTTTTTTTATTTAAACAGTAGAAAGCAATTAAATCGTCTGACTCAACATCTGGGTGTTCATACTGTCTAATCGACAAATCTTCAGCATACTCTTTAACCCTTATTTTTTGGAGTTCATATTCTTTATCGAAAAATTTAGGTCTGTTACCCTTGTACTCAGGATAATAGTCCAACCTAAGAGTTCCACCTCTCTCACCATCCCAAGTGATGACGACTTTGTCTATATTATGTTCTAGGATAACCTTTCGTAGTGTACCATAAAAAGCGGATATACCACCTATGTGTTTACCCTTGTGGAAAACATGTTTAGCACCACTATAGGAACGTTTCATTAAAACATTCCCATCAATGATAAGAGTTTTAGTTCTCTTAGGTCTTCTACTTGGTTTTTTGAGTCCCATTATCCACCAAAATTATGTGGTGAAACAATAGGTTTTTGGTCTTCTTCGGTAATCTCTAATACGCCAACTTCAATAAGTAAGTCTTTATGTTCTTGGCTCAACCCTTCATTTTGAAGGAATCTCTCCGCACCCATCTGTATTAAATAATAGGAGCTTAGTTGACTTCTTTCGTTGTCAACTAATGCTTCCCTATTTAACTCTTGTAATCTGGTATAATTTAATCTCATATTCTTATTCTATAAAACCTAAAGATTCTTTCACTTCATTGAGTTCAAAAGCGTCACCACCCATCACATCTTTCCAGTACTCTGAGTACTCTTCTTTGTATTTAGTGATTGACTCTTTTGTATCCTCAATATAACCGTGAGGCGTTGCAATAATCTTACCATCCTTATAACCTAAACCATTAACATGGTTTTTAAGAATCGATATTTTTGTCTTTGTTGCGAAGGCTACCTTTCTACCGTCTTTAGTTGCGTCTAGTTGTGATATTCCCGCGTTCTTTTGATTACCGAATAAGAATACTAATGCTGAGTTTAACCAAATGGCTTCACCACCTTTAGCTTTAATCTTAGGTTGTCCAAAAGGATTGTCAGGTAATTCTACCCATGGTTGGTTTACTATCACTAGTGTGTTGTCGTAAGGATAATCTTCTCTTTTTGAATTTGTAATTCTAGAGGTTAAACCCATACCAATTTTATCAGCTAACACTCTAGCGTTGTGCATTGACCCACCTTTACCGTCAAAGGTCATCTGACAAGGTATTGAACCTACAGAGTCCCATAAGAATAGGTAACCTTTTAAAGGTTTGCCATCAGGTCCGTCAGGCATTCCATCCTTCTCTTGTATATCTAACAATTGGTTAGCGAAATCCGTAACTTGTTCGATAGTTTGAAAGTCATCATTAAATAGGAATAACCCATCTATAACTTCTTCACCTTCTTCATCTGTTATCGTCTCAGAGTGTAGTCCTAACTTGTCACAATATTCCCAAGACCATTTTCTTTCAGTAATTAAAAACACAGGTAAGTACCCTTGTTTTTGTGCTGATACAGCTGATTTAATTAGAGCTGTGGTCTTAGACGAATTAGAGTGTCCTAAGAACATATTGATATTGTGCATTACTGGCCCTGGTAATCCACTAGCTTTATGAAAAGCCTCCCCGACATCAAAGAATGATGTCGGTTTGTACTTTGTCTTACTGCTATGTGTTTTCTTTAGTGAATCTAAAGAGAAACTCTTCTTTTTAATTGAACTTTTCTTAACCATCTATATTTTTTTAAAACGGTTCTTCATCATTATTTTCAGAAGAATCATTATTTTCAGAAGAATTATTTAATGGTACATCTTCCTTTTTTTCTTGTTGTCTGAAAGAAGACTCACCTTCACTCTCATCACCTTTAGCGATAAACTTATTTAAACTTTTATCCCAAGCTGGTGTTTCACCATCAGCAATTAACTGTACATATTCTAATGGTTGAGCTTTATAGATATCTTTCCATGAAGTTTCATCACTAATCCATTCTTTAGCTTTTGGAGATTTTGGGTCTGTTAAAACACCTGGGTCTTCTGATAAAATAGATGTAACTTTAGTGTACCCCTTGTTATCTCTACCCATAATTATATTAATATCTCTACCTTCTCTTGGGTCTGTTATGTCACCTTTTTTAGTGAATAATGGTATGATTTTATCTAGAATACCCTCACCTTTATAGTTATGTGGGAATCTCCAAAATTTAATACCATCCTCTTCTTTTGAACGGTCAATGATTCTAGCTAAATAAAATTTCTTAGCTGAATACTGTGTTGCTAAATCTTTGTCAGCTTTGTTTCCAGTTTCTTTCCACGACTTAAATAAATCATCTGAAACCTCACAAAGTGGGCAATGTTCACCATCGTTATGTTTTCTACAATAAAGCTTTCGCCATTTACCACCAACTTTAACTGAATGCCAATGGCCTTCATCAAATGGTGTGTCTTCTTTTTTGTTAACGGGATGGACATCCTGTTTTGGCGGCATAACCCTAATAGTTGATTCACCATTATTAACACCTTCTTCAAGTCTTACAGCAAAGTATTTACTGAAATCTTGTTCGTATGAAGTTCCACTGCTCCCAGATTTACTACCTTCATACTGTTTTGCAATTGCATCGAGTACACTCATAATTTTACTTTTTTTTTTAATTATTAATTATTGTTTTATAGTTTAAGTATAATGAAACATTTGTATATGTAAACAAAAAATAGGGCCAAAATCTTTTAATAATGGCCCTATTCAACACTTTTGTGTTATTTTTTTAATTATTTTTTAAAGGGTTAAATGTATTCTTAACCGTTTCCTCACTATAGTCAGCGTTTAATTCTTCTGGTGTTAAAACATATTCTCTTGTTTCACCGTTAGACACTTCTTCACCAGTGGATACTCTATATCTTTCGTCTTTAGATTTTTCTTCCCAATAGTCAGATAATTTAGTGTTAAAAGGGTAACTATCTAATGACCGTAACTCTAACCTTTCTTGGGGTGTTTTAATATCTTGCTCTATTTTAGTAATTTTTGAAGCTATAGAATCCATTTTGGATAGTTGTGCTTCAAGGTTTGATAACTTGTCTGTTAATGATTTTAAATAACTCGTATTTTCTTGCCCAACGGAAACCGCTTGTTGTGCCATTTCTTTAGCTTCGTCAGATTTAGTTACAATAGCTGTAACATCTATTTCCTCAACATCTTCTTCTTCATCCGATTCTAAGTCATCTGACGCTGAAAACGCTCCAGCCGTACCAAACTCGTCTTCTTCGGGTGATGACTCTTCTTCACCTTCTTCTTCATCTTCTGGGGAACCTTCTCCACCAAAATCAAAATCTCCACCTTCTTCAGAACCTTCTTCTTCAGTAGATGTTTCACCACCTTCTTCTCCACCTTCTTCAGCCCCAAAGTCAAATTCTTCAGTACTTTCATCTTCTTCACCTGGTTCAGCTTCAGTAATAACTTCTTCGTTATATTGCCACGGTTGTCGACTTCTTTTTTCACTAATTAAAGATTCACCATTGGGGTTATAATTAATAATTTTATTAAATTTCTTAAGTTCTTCGCTAATTAAATTTTGGTTCCTTTTTTCCATTACACTGTATATTCACTTAATAGTTGTCTACCATCGTTGGTGATGATTTTCTTATGTTCTCTTTGGACTAACTCGTCAGCGTTTTTTATTAAACACTCTTCACCCTCACAATTTTCTTTATCATTTAAAAAATTGTTTAAATTATCTTGGAGTTCTTTTTCTTTATTTTCTTTAGTATTTTTCATAACTAGTTTTTATTATAAATATGCCACTATCCTATAATCTTCTTTTTTAGTTGTAAAATTTCTAAATTATTGTTTTTTAAAGATATCATAGTGTTTTCATACTTTTCCCACTCTATTTGGTAGTTACTGTAATCAATATTGCCAGACACCAAATCGAAGTCTCTCTCTATTAATCTATTTAGTGAATTAATTGTGAAAAACGTGTTACCTTTCTTATGTATTTGTATTGTCTTTGTGAGTTCTTTTTTAAGATTTATTTTTTCACCAACATTTAAAAATATTTTATAGGTTAATATTAAGTCGTTATTCTCTGTCTCAAACATAAAAACAGATTTTTTATTTACATCAAAGTCATTTTTTAGTTTATCTAAAAAGACATTTAAATTTTCTAACTTAATAAATGTTGCGACTAATATTGTTTTTTTCTGCATTTAGATAGGGGACGTACTTTATATCAAGACTTTTTGGTAAATTCGGTATCTCTTTGTTCTCTTTTAATTTTATCAAAAATTTAATCTTGTTTATTATGTTCCATGACATAAAATTTAATAAGTCAATATCTATGTGGTGTATTACACTACCACAATAAGTATACAATTTATTTGAATATAAATATCCGTCACAACCCCTAATGTGCTTTGTTATGTATTTTAAGTAATCGTCTTCTGATTTAAACCCCAATGGGTTTAGATTTTTAATTTCTATTTTTGAAATTATATCATTTAAAGAATCGTCTAAGAATTCGTTTAAATGTTGTTGGAATAACTTTCTTTTCTCTCTAGGTGAAAATGTCCAATACTTGTTTTCTTTAAGTTTATGTTCTAATATTTTTGCCCCATTTTCTTTAGCTAAATCCCAACCAACGATAATTTCTATTATACCCTCATCGAAAGACATAATGGGTGTCATATATGGTTTTACCATATCCGCATCGTTAGTTATGATTTTAATTAGTTTCATTTAATAATGTTAATTAAAATTTTAAAAACAATAAAGCGGTTATATTACTTAATGTTTTTAAGTTCTATTATGTTACCGTTATATGGAAGTGGTCTCCAGTGCCATTTGCTATCTGATTTCTATACTCATCAATATATCCAAGGTTGGGGTGGGTACTTTTAAGGTCTTTAATTACCTGTACCACATAATCTAAATCTTGGGTTTTCATTGGGCTGATGACAAAATCTAAACCCTTACCGACTCTGTGTTTAGAATTATTTTGGTATGATTGGTGGTAACTGTCATTACCTCCTGTCACTTGTATTGTTACTTTTTTATCTGTGTATATTTTATTAAAGACAGCCTGAGCAACAGTTACCAAGTCTGAGTCAATATCCCCACCGTTTGACAATTCTCCGTTACGGTAATTTTGACCCAAAAGAACTTTAAAATCACCATTGTTTGGGTCTTTTGTTGGTACTATGAAGTTTGGTCCAGTACCACTAATTTTAGGCTTACTCTGTGCCGCTATTTGAGCTGCGGTGTACGCGGTACTATATATTTTTTCTTTAATTTTTAGGTTAGCCATTACCATTCTTAATTTTCCGGCGTTTGGTTCCGCACTACTACTGTTGTTTGCTGATGGACTATTACCTAATATATTACTACCATATAACTGAAACCATTTTTCTATTGCTTTTGAATGGTCTAGGCTAGCTACCTTTGTTACAACACCTTTTCCGTCTTTTATTTTATCAGCTACTTTTGGGTATCTAGTAGACCAATCACTAATACCTATCATACCACTAGACCCCCAAATCATTGCTACATTACTAGACCAATCTCTATTTTCTGTATTTGCTGCTGTCGATAGTGATGGGTCGATTAATGCACATAATTTATCATTTCTACCATAATTGTTAAATGTAGTCACACCACCTGCTGAATATCCCATTAAAATTTTAGTGGTTATCTTAGAATAACTACCACCAATACTAGTAAAATATTTTTTAAACGGTATTCTTAAACCATCAATATCACCTCTAGCTGTCCCTTCCGCTATTGGAGCGTAAGTACCCATTATAATGTAATTTTTTTCTTTAATACTATTAGGTATTTGCTTCCATTGTTTTTCTCTTGAAATTACCGTCTCGTAGCCACACCAAAAGAATATAATATTTTTAGCTGTGGTATCACTAGGTATGTTTATGTAGTATTTATCTGAGTCTGTGGTGTAAGTTGATGTTAAAGATGTTCCGAACTTTGGAATTGTAACACCATAATCATTAACATATATGGTGGTAGCGTTTGGTGCGTTTGAGTTACTCTGAGTTCCAGAATTTGGTGAGTTATATTTTTCGTAAGCCCCTTTATAAAACTCCCACCCATTGGGTATAGTTTTATGGTAGTTAGGGTCAGCTAGAGATTTTTCGAAACTTTCCCATTTTTTTTCTAATTTTTTAATTACTTTTCTAAAATTACTCTCA